AGCGCCTAACGCAAACAAAAAGCGTTCCTCTGTAACAATTAGACCTAAATTGTTTGTTGGCGCGTTTGAAACCTGTGCGGCCGCGACTGCTGTATCAAGTTGCCACTCATATATCTTTCCGTCGGCCGGATTACATGCAACCAGATACTCGCCCCAATTATCGAGTGACCAAGTTGTGGCCTCTTGGAACGCGCCGTTGTTTGGCCTCTCAACGCCATAATATCCAGTCCCGTAAAACGTGCCGCCGTATCCAACATTGACTTCAGCATCCTCTGCTCCATCTAGTATTCCAGCTGGAGTGATGTCTGTCGCTGTGCCTGATGCATTAACATAGATAAGCGAATTGTAATCGCCAAGAACTGTGTTTGATCCGTCTGTGTTATCAGACCAAACGTGCATCCCCCTTGGAGCGGCCGCAGTTACAGTTGACGTTCTGACAGACCAGCCACCAACTGGCCGCATTGAGCCGTTGTGCCATCGAACAAGACTGGCATCTCTCCATCTGTTCGACTGCTCATATTCTGTGCCGACTCTTACCACTCCCGGTGGTATCTGCAATGGAATTAATGCCATCTCAATATCCTTACCACTTTCTCAATGGGCAACTAGAATTTGCGACAACCACTTTCAACTTAATCACGCATCCGCATTTTGAGCAAATACCGACTTTGTTGTTCTCGCAATTATCGCAAATCCTTCTCCGCAAATCCTTAACTTCCTTAACAGCAACCAATGACATATTTATGGATTGGCGGCGGCCTCTTCGAGAGCGGCGGCTAATGCGGCTTGTTCAGCGGCGTCAGCGGCTTCTTTAGCCGCCACTTCAGCTTCATAAGCAGTTTTCGCGTTTTCCCAAGCAGTTAATGCCCAATTGTATGGATCAATCGATTCAATGATCGTGTTTGCTTGCCTCGTCTTGACGCCATTTGATACGACCGTTTTATATTCAATCTCTCCCCATGTGTCGTACCATTGGAGCGCATGAACATTCGAAGGAAGTTGCGATAGATCAATATTTCGATAGAACTCAGAATCTTTGCCGATCATCTGATCATCTGCAATTATTGTAAGTCTCATTTTTTCACCTCTAAAATTCTCATTTCTGGATTGTTTTGTTGCACACTAGCCAATAAGACTTGCTGACTCTTCTCATTGGCCTTAACCATTTCATTTCTAAAACTTTCAACCGCCGCACCAGTGCTTCTTTGTTGTTGCGAATTTTCGATCATTAGCACAGGCAACCATGCCATTGAACAGCCATACTCATCAACATCTTCTCCGGTGTTCGGATTCTTCCCCCTTATCTTCATGAACCATGCACAATCTAATTGCTTGCATGGCTCAAAATTGTTAAGGGGGCAGTTATCTTTAGGCTCTAGCTTCATGCATCCTTGCTCGCGATAATGATATCAACATAATTTACATTGATTGTCGCTGATCCAGAACCTGAAATGGTGTGATCGTGAGAACCACCACCGCCTGTTGATCCGGTACTAATTCCACTTCCTGTCCTGTATCCAGTAAATTTACTTGGACAACAGTCACTATCACTAGATGATCCACCAACTGTGTGAGTGTGGCTTGGCATCTCTGATGTGGTCAACGTGTGCGCTCCAGCACTCAATCCAGAAACATCAATTGCCGGAGTTGCCATCGCCGTACTAAATGCGACAGAACCGCCAGAACTTGCCGTTCCAGAAACAACACGCAACGCTTTATCGTCGTGCGTAGTTTGCTTCGTCCATCCTGTTGGAGCAGAAGTCTGCTGGAACAACATTAACGTTCCTGATGGGAACGATGGCGGCGCTGGCACCAGATCAATGATAGATTGAATTGTTGCCTTAGCGTTCGCAGTTCCAGACGTGTCGTAGATCAGAACTTCATCGAGTTCATCTGCTGTTGCAGATCCAGTTCCGTTAATATCAACAGATACTGTTGTTCCTGATGATGTCAGGCCACTTCCAGCGGTATCAAATGCCGCGTCAGCAACATCTGAGACGGCCTTGATTGTTGTATCCAACGTATCAAGGTTTGTGTTTATTTTAGTTCCCCAAGTATCCTCTGACGCGCCGACCTCTGGCTTCGTCAAAGAATAATTGGTCGTGGTTGTATCAGCCATTTTTCACTCCTTTTAGGCGGCTAGTTTAATCCAATCAACAGATGTTACAGGTATATATTCCCACTTCTCTCTCGCAAAAGCGGCGGTTGATGATTCAAGTACAAATAATGATCCGCTGTTTCTCTTCCTGATATAAGAGATATCAACAGATGCCGATGCAGACGTCGATCCACTTGCAACAACAATATAAACCGCTGTTGCAGTTCCAGTCGCTGACGCAGATGATGTTCCGTCTGACTCTCTAACTCGCGTTGCCGCAGATGTCGTTGACGTGGATGCAGAAATAGTTGCTTCGGCAGATTGTACTTTTGATGCTGATGACGATGTCGATGCTGTTGCGGCAGACGTTGTTTGCAAGTCTGCTTGGTCAAACACATAATTACCATACGTCGCAGTGCCGTATGAGAACATGTTTGACTCTTTAAGGATGAATTCCTCACCAGCAGATGCGGTTGTAAGGACTGATTGAACAGTTACCGCCTCAGATCCAAATGTGCCGTATCCCGTCGCAGACGTTGACGATAAACAAGATCCAGATATTGTCCCTGAAAGTCTTGTGTTATAGCCATCTGCGGCGGCAGACGATGATGCAGACGTGCTGGCACTTCCGGTGTGCGTTACACCTTCAGTCCCAAAGTCTCCATCACTGTATAGGCCGTAGCCGTAACCGCCGCGAACAATTGGCATCTATTAATCCAGAGTAATCGACAAATCGCCAGATGGCACTCTAAAAACGTCGCCAGTATCAATCGTCTTTGAACTCGTTAACGCCGCATAAGCAATCATGTTTCCAGCCGTAGACGCATCATAAACAGCAACATGGGTTACAGTTCCAAAACTTGCAGTCGCTGTTGAATACTCAACTGCGGCATTTGTTGTGGCAGTGTTACCTGAAACCGTAAACGTGACAGATTGTCTGGCATACGCTGTTCCAGATGTCGATACTTCAGTTCCTGATGCATCGTCAGCTGGATTGCTCGTAAAAAGCGCTAAATACAGCGTCGATGGCGCTGTATACGCATTGTTTGCGAAAACGTGATCTAGTAATTCTGTTTCTAGATAGTTTGAAAAGCTCATTAGCCTAGTCCTCTTACTTTTAATGTTAAACCTGAGCCAGACATTCTTGCCTGTTCAGATGAGTCAATTACTCGTTTTGCTGCTGCCGCATATAGCTGAGTCCAGATCGTGGCTCGCTCGTCTTCCGCCAAGTATGGCGCAGAATGAATCAACGATCCATATAAATATACATCTGGATGTTCTTCTAGCAACCAGTTTGTGCTGTTTGTTGCTAAAGCTGGGATTTTCTCGTAGAACAGCAGCTCTACTGTGTACTCGGCATCTGGCGTTGGATACAGCTGAAACTGCCCGTCTGCCATGCAGTAATACTCTGGCCGACCGCTCGTATCTTCTTTCCCGGCCCTTTTGTCAGCCATAGCAGCCCTCGAGATCAGGTCGAGTGGCGTAGTGCCACCGCCTTGCACATGCGCTCGGATATTCTCGAGCCATGTTGATGGAACTTGCATGTACTCGTCGCCAGCATCCTGAACACCTGTGCTTCGCGCCTCCATCTCGTAATGACGGATATCTCGATTCATCTGTGCCTCGGCCAGCTGTATGAATACAGGAATGACGCTAGTCAGGTCATCGCGATTGAGATAGTCAGCAATCGTCGACTGTAGATTTGTGTAATTAGTGATTGCCATATTAACCTCTAGATTTAATCCAATTAACAATATGCCTTGGCGTTTCCGGCCAAAGGTTAGACATAAACGACCTTCTCTCTCCAGACGTCACCTGAGTCACCTGATGCTCTTTCGATGGATCAAATATCACCAAACGATTTGGAATAGGATCAACTTGCGTGACTTCCCCATCATCATTTTTCACTTCCAGTCGTCCACCGTCTGGCTTTTCTTGATGACAGTAATAAATAAAGCCATGCTTAGTCGCCTTTGTCACGCCTTCCTCAATTAACTTCTTTTCTTCCCATATTTCCATGCTGCTGATACCGTCGGTATCTATATGAAGCGGGACTGAGTTAATTCCTTGCGGATTGAGTATGTGTGACCAATACTCCCATCCATGATTCTTGACGTCATCATCTGGTTGATGAACATTTGTCCAAACTTCATGACAAAGTTCTTCAAACACGTTTTCTGACCTGCTATCTCTATCTTTCCAGTTAAACCGCATTTGCTTTTTCCACGGCTCATCTGACTGAAGATGCTTTCTAGTCACAGGATCAGAAACGAAATCATCGATGACTATCATTAGATTCTTGGCCCTCTAGGATCTGCGGCGAATCCCTTTGGATTGTCATCATTGAAACGCCTAAACAAATCTTTCCGCATATCGAGAGGATAAGTGTTGAAATCCACCAAATTCCCACCAGCCTCTTCAAGAAGTCTGGCAGCGAATTGATACATCTCTGGAGGCATATACTCAAAAGTAAAAGGATCGATCTCGGGCGGCGGAGCATTGACGCTTCCACCGTCTGGGCCAGCTGGTGGCATTCCAATCACGCCGCCGACTCTGGCGTCTACTTTCGGTCTGTCTCCAAATAAATAATCTAATAATCCGTTCGGCATTTGTGCCTCCTAATAAATGAAATCCCACACACTGCTTCCAACTCTCTCTGCAAACTTCTTATCATTCTCGCCTAAGTATTTGGCTTTGTAATCTGGCACAAGTTGCCTGTTGAAATCTTTCATTGCCTCGTTGCGACGATCCCACCTAGGATCGTAATCGTCAGTGCGGCCCATCTCTGCAACGTCTGAGAATAAATCAAAAAGTCCTATGGGAATGCCACGCGCTATTGATAGGCCAATCTCACCTAATATTCCGGGCGCCTGAGAGATTGGAACGTCAGCGCCTTTGACTTGCGACAGATCCATGCCTGTCATCGGATCGCCTTGGTAGTTATCTACTGATCGTACTCTGTCACCTGTAAACCACTCTTGAGGTATGGCTGGATTGATGCCAAGATCTCCGCGTCCATCTCCTCCAGAGGCATTTTGGGCAAGTGCATCAGTTGCAAGAATAGATCCACCGATAATGGAAGTTGCTCCGCCAGCATTTTTTCCAGTATTGGATTTGGGAGTAGACCAATCAACCGTTCCAAATCCTCCCGCTCTTTCAACAATGGCGCTTCTTGCATCATTAAGTGATATCTTCCCTTTTTTGTACATGTCCCAGATGGCGTTGATCGCTTGGACATTTTCTTTAGTCTTAAACGTTCTTGGGAACATAGTTCGAGCAACGTCCCATGTCACAGACTGCATTTCTCTTGGCATTATACCAGCTTCTTTAGCCGCCAATCTTGCGGAATCAGCCCTCATGCCATATGTTCCTTTAGCGCCGCTTAACGAAGTATTTGAAGCTCCTCCTCCAGATCCAAAGTTTGCTTTCACCTCTGGAGATTCCCCACTAAACGGCTTCATAGATGCGGCGGCTACAGCATGAGTATCAATAGTTACGTCGCCGACTAATGGATTGTCATATGCATAATTAGGATTAACAATGTTGTTATAAAAATTCCTGACCTTGTGTGCATCGCCCATCGACCTACTAATGTTTTCAATAGATGGATCGTCAAGAACACTAATCGCCTTTCCTATGTCTGTGTTGCTTCCCCAACTGATCTTAGATGGAGTCCCATCTTTATTGAGTGCTAAACCTACAATATCTCCAATTGGATTGGACAAATTGTAGTTTGTGCTATTGAACGTTTTATCAACTGCCCTGACGTACATCGCCTTCTGATTGTTTGTCAATTCCTGAAACGGAACTCCTGACTCTATAACTTTGATATCACTAGCGTATGGTGAGCCGGGCTTTTCATATATCTGCCTTAGTGCTTTAAATGCGTCTTTCTCTAGTGGTCTGCCTTGTGACCGATTGTAGATACTGATAACTCTATCAGCCAAAGAAACATTCTTGTTCCAATCCATTTGCGGCGAAAGAGCGGCAATAACGCCAGCAGATGATTCATTTGATACATTGTGTTTTTTTGCTAATTCTTGCGAAGTCTTGTTGGCTCCAAGATACCAATTTCTTGATACGTTCCTTATTTCCTCTGGAGCATTGTTGTAGAGCCAAAGTAGGTTATCAGCATCAGCATCTATAGCGGCTTGCGCTCTCCCTTCCAGTGATCTCGCCCTAGTTTTGACGTAATTCTGGCCTGCCAACAATCCAACATTGTTTTCATATCCTTTTGGTGACGCTCTCATTGCATCTTGGTTGATGACCAAACTTGGATCGAATGGATTTTGTATAGCGTCTTTTGATGTTGGATATCTCTGGGGAATTCTCTGACCGCTAGTCGCTAACTCCCACAAACTTTTTGCCGCCTTAAATGGATTTTTTGCCATGCTTATTCCTTATGGGCCTATCAGGTCTAAAAGACCAGCACTTTTCAACTGCTTTTTGGCTTCCTTAGTCAATCGAGATAAATCGACTTTGCCAGACTTGATCAGCTCATCTATCGTTGGTAAGTCTGAGACTCCGGCACGTTTGTTTATGTCCGCCACCTCTTCTCTATCTAACAATCTGTTGACCTTTATCCTGTCAGATATAAGCCAGTCTCCAGCGACGTTAGAATTCGTGTTGTAGTTGTAGCTACCACCAAGCGGCAACTGATCTTTAATCTCTGCTGTCTGCGGATCAATGCGTCCATCGTTAGTTAATCTGGCTCGATACATTGCCTCGTTATACCAGTCGTAATCTTTTGGCACTTCTATCTCGCCCCAGACCTGATTGTATTTGCGATAATCAGTTGGTAAAGATTTATCTGACTTGCCGCCAATGTGGTGAGCAAACGGATTTGTTCCGCTATGGAATCCCGGCCGATACGCCAAACTTCCTATTTTTGACGATATCTCTCCCTTGTCATTTGGCGGAATATGCTTGGCATACATCCACTCATTCATCGGGATCGGTTGCTGGTTATCGACATACAGCGGATATATCCCGCCTCTCTTTTGTGCAAACAGTTTGTAAGCTTTACGAGTCTCTTTCGGCTCATCAATCAATGCGCCTTCCAGATTCATCCACTGATTATTCTTGACTATCTGCTCGGCCTCATCAGGGCTCATTTTGTACTTCTTGACCAAAGCATCAATAATATCTGGCGCTTCACGCAACATCTTAAGAAGTCCTATTTTAGCCACTATGCTATCCCTCGCAGATTACGTCTGATCGGCTCGCCCCAACTCGATTGCTGTGGTCGATAGCCAACTGCTAAGTATCTCATTGCATCAGCACCATGAGATGTCCAATCGTGTCTTGGTCGACCTCGCCACGTTCTGCCCTTCTCGTCAAAGTCTCGCTGATACTGTCTCAATGCCTCGATCCCGCGATTGCAATTGCTCTCATCAAACCAACAGCGATCCAACATGGATCTCACCGCCTGTATCCCGTCGTCAACGTTAAGCTTTGGCGCAATCTCGACAGGTCTAATCCCGAGATTGTCGAGCGTCTCAAGTCTCGACTTACCAGTGCCCAACTCCTTTACTTGGACATCATGAGGGAGAATGTGCGATTCGTACAGGTATTTTTTTTCTTGCAACACGCCAGCGTAATGATCGAGGCCAACTCCAGACGATTCATAGTAGTCAATGAGTCGCACCTCAGCTCCGACAAACTGTGCAAACCATATCGCAGTAGAATCCCCAACGCCAAGATCCCACGCCGTCACAACACCAAGTGCTCGATCGTGCGGAACGGTTGTGATCCTATTGTCTGCTGTCGCACGTTTCATCTCTGTTCCGTAATACGCTCCAGCAATCGCGGCCTCGAAACTGCACTCGAACTCTTGCTCGTACCGATCCTCTCCCATTGTCTTTATCGCCGCATCGAGTTCCTCTTGCGGCAACAACTTGGTCTCGCTCGCTTTATGCATCGCGGAATACCATGATGGATCATCCCTAGCCGCGTCCCATATTTCGAAGAAACTGTTGCGGCCTTTCGGAGTCCCGATAAACGTCGCCTTGCCCTGACGGTCAGCAATCGCTGGTCGAATGACCGTCGACCATGCGTTCATCGGGAAGTCGGCTGGCTCGTCCAACACCACCGAGTCAAAGTACAGACCTCGCATCGAGTCAGCGGTCTCAGCGCCAAACAGTCTGATACGAGCGCCGTTCGGGAAGTCGATCCGCA